TGGGGAGAAATTACCATTAGGCAGATTACCATAACCTGCTGCAGTTTTAAATGCCATTTTTATCTCCATTGAAATAAACAAATGTATACTTAAAGTATACGACAGATTTCCTTTTCATCGGCTAATAGTATTTGAGGTTGTGTGTTTAGTAGCTATTTAAACACAGGCTCATACCATCAGGTAGGCTTCCAAGTTTAATGTGAGTGCGAGTGTCCTAGAAAAAGGGGTCACACCTCTAGTTACATATAGTTATAGTCATAAATAACTATTTGTCAACACTTTTATCGAGCAGAACCTGAAACGTCATATATAAAGTTTCCTGACCTTATAGCTTCCATAATAGTATCAGAGTTCTTATCATATTCATCGGCAGACATTCTTTGAACATCAGACTCTCTTATTCTAGAATTTTTACCCTCTGTTTCTAAAACAGTTTTTTGAGTCTTCGTTTCAACTGCCATAGCAGCACTTTCGCTACTCTTGCTTTTATCTTTTGTGCTAATGTTTCTATCTGCTTTATACAAGTCAATAGCTCTTGCTGCTGACCTTGCATCATTATCATTTTCATATAGTGCATCCTGTACCCATTTTGGTTGTTCTTCTGCCCAATCGTGAAAGTCATCACTATCTCTTATATCTGCAAAATCAGGATGTAATCTCATTAGCTCTACTTCGGCTTTATCTTTTTGTGCCTCTGCAGACATTTCATCTATCTTTTTTATCCTGCTTTCTAAATCTTGAGATTGTTCTCTAGACTTTTTAATAGCTATAGTTTCTATTATAGCTGCTATATCAGGATATTCTTTTGACCATGCCTCTAAATCTTTTTCTGATTTAGGTAGTTTAATTTCTTTCTTAGTAGCTTCTTCAAGTTGAGTTTTTAATTCATCAATTTGCTTTTGAAAACTTTTCTCTTTCTCTTGAGAATGTCTACGTAAGTCTCCATAACGTTTTTTAAAAGTTCTCTCTTCAGCAGTCTTCGGCTTTTCCTCATCCTCTGTTTTCTCTTCAGTAACAGGTTCTTCAGTTTCACCTTGAACTTCTTTCTTTAACTTTTCTAGTTCTTCCTCATCTTTTTTAATTCTTTCTTCATGAGTAGAACGTTTTGCTAAGAATGCTTTTTTTTCAGGTGTAGCATCTACCACCATTTCTTGTGCTTGTTCAGCCATTTTATTTTCTCCTTGGGGTTATCGTAGCCATATCGTAGGGGGATAAGTAGCCAACTATTATGAGCAAGACCCTGACACGTCACCAGTACTTTCCCAATCTTGCTCAAATATGTATGTAGATTATTTTTTAGAAGCTAATCCACCTCGCTTCATTCTCTTAGCTTTAGGTTTAGGTCTCTTTATAAACCCACCTTTCGCAGTAGAAATATCACTTCCAAATCCTGTGTCTGAATCAAAACTGTCACTTGTGTCATAGCCACTATCATCAGAGCCTCCAAAAGAATCGCTTCCTGCTCCTGCGTCTCCACCTGACTCTGCATAGGAATCTGCTAAATCTTGAGAGCCTGAATAACCTGCTCCTGTACCACCACCTAAGTCTCCTGTAGAACCGACTGCTCCTGCTGAATCGCTTGGAGGTGTAGTTTCTGTATCATCAACAAAAGGTGGAATAACAACTTCCTTTTCTTTTTTATCGTCAGTGCGTGTAGGTGTTTTAACTTCAGGCTTTTTATCCTCTTTATCTCTAAATCCATTTAAAAAGTTTTCTGCTCTCTTGTACGCTTTAGAGTCAACTGGATTTCTTCTCATAACATCTCGTGCAGTTGATTTACTTCCTACAAAACCTGTCTTAGCAGATACACTCATAGCCTTAGTAAAATCTGAAAAAGAAGCGTACGTTGGAACTTCGTATGCTCCACCTGCTTGTCCATCTTCATCAAACGTATAACCTGTCTCTGCATCTATATCACCCGGATTTTTACCACGTTTAAATGTAGGAGCTACACCAAGTTCTTGGGTTATTTCTGCTAAACTCTTTCCGTACATAGCTTGTGATAGAGCTTCATTTCTATCAATGCCTTGTTGGTCTATTTCTTCAGGTGTTAGTCCTGTAAAATCTCCACCATAAGCATTTAGTATATTATTCAATGCAGTAGGGTCAGGGTTACCTATTTGTTTAAATGCCTCTACAGGATTATATGTTCCTGCTTTATACATCTGTGCTCCTAGCATAGGTATTGACATAGCTCCCGGAGCCATAAGACTTGGCAAGACTGCTCCTGCTTGTTCTATTGCTCTAGATAAACCTGTACGACCTTGTGATTTTTCTAAGGCAGCTAATACAGATAATCCCCTATCTCCACCTTTCATTTGGTCTAAATTTCTTTTTGCTTCATCAGGAGATTGTGTTTCAAAATTTGTGTTTAAAGGCTTACCTGCTCCTAATCCTGTTACTTGTGTACTTCGCACAGTTGTATCTGTGGTGTCATCACCACTCTCTTGAACTCTTGTAGTTTTAGTTCCTGTGCCTGTAGTAGTGCCTTCAGTTGGCTTTGCATCAGTTGTAGTTTGTGCAGTCACATATTCTGTATAGCCTTCAGGTATAGGATATATAGGTTTATCATTTATAAAAGGTATAAATAATCTCTGCCCTGCTTCATTTCTATATTCTTTTGTAACTCTTTTTCCACCCACTGTAGGTATAAGTTGTTCAAATGTAGGTCCTTTACCTGTTTGTGTTTGACCTACAGGAGTTATAGGAACTCTAGCAGGTGGCACAAAAGGTTTAAAAGGTGCTATGGACTGTTGATAATTTTTTAAATTAGAAGGTTGCGTGTATATATTACTTGGAACTTGATATGTTCCTGTATTAACTGTTCCACCTTGTTGCATATTTACAAGACCACCCTCTGCCATATTAATATCATTAATATTAAAAGGTAAGTCATCAGGTATTGTAGCTTGTTCTGAATTACCTAATTGACCCATCTTATCCATAGTATTAATACCTTGCTTCGCCTGTTGTCTTAGTTGCATAAGTTTTTCTAAGCCATGATATCTTACTACATCTGCAGGTAATACAAACTCTCCTTCACTTAATTGTGCAGGTATGTCATCTCTTACTTCTTCTGCAGTCGATGCTTTAGGTATTTCATTTCCTGATACAGGGTCTCTCTTAGCACGAGACTTTGCCATGCCTATGTCACCAAACATTTCTAGTTGTTGTGCTTCAACACTTTTTTTACTTGTCTCTGCCATTAACTTCTTCCCTTAATAGTTTTAACTTTTGTAAAGTATAAATACTTCCCTGTGCTCTATGAACAGTAGCAAGGTCTGTTGCCTGTTCTAATACTTTATGTTGCCCTGTTATAAGTTCGTCTAGATACTTATTGAAGTGGTGCTGATGGTTGACCATCGGCTTGAGGTTGCTCAATATTTGGTTGTCCACCTTGATTATCTCCTGTAAAACCTTGTTCTCCCGGAATAGGAGCTTGTCCTGTTCCTATCGTTCCTCCACCTGCTCCTGTGGGGTCTAATGGATTAGCACCTGCAGGAGGTGGGGGTGCTTGTTCCTGAGTTTGTTGTCCTCTAAAATCTTTTAAAAGTTCAGCCTGTATTACTGCTTCTCTCATATCGTTAGTAACTTTTGCAGGGTCTAAGTCCATAGCTTTAGCTATTTCTCTAATAATATAATCAAACTTAGCAAAAGGTGCAAGAGAAGGATTAGAAGCAACTTGTAGAAAAGACATAAGTCTTTGTGACCTAACTTCATTAGCCATAAGACTTTCTGTGCCACGAGCTACAACTTCTAAGTCTCCTTTTATTTCAGGGTTAAAATTAAATTGCATATTAAATCTAAATAACCCTTCACCTAATGGTTTAAGTAAATAATCATCTACATTTTTAATTACAGTTTTAATACTACCTGAAGCAGCATTCATTAACATTGATATACCTGATGCAGTTCTACCTACACCTGATACACCTGTTTGACCATGAGCAAACGATGGCATACCTGTACTCTCATCTGCCAACTGTCTTGCTTTGTCAAACAGTTGCATATTCTCATTCGATACGTTTGGAAACTTAGTGCCAAATATAGCTTGACCCGGTGCTCCACCTTGTCTTCTAAATACTTTACCCGGATATACAGACAAGTCTTGACCCGGAACTAAATTAGTTTCATCTACTTCTATTAATAGGTTTCCTGATAATACTGCATTATCTACTGCCATTCTCATGAAGCCATTCATAAGAGTTTGTGTATCATCCATATTTTCTGCTAAACCTACACCAAAAAATGAATATGGATTTAGTTCATAAGGAGCTGCCATGTAAGGTATCTTTGCAGGTTTAAATGGATTAAGAACCACTCTTAATAGTTTTCCATTGCAAACCCATATATTAGCTTGTATTTCAGTAAATTCTTTTAACTCTTTTGGTATATCTATATCTTGCTCTTCAATCATAGCAACATCTATAATACCCCAATATTCAAGAACTTCAAATCTGTCTATATAATTCTCTTGATTGTAGTCTGTTAAATCATCTTCCCAATACTTTTTAACGTAGTTTTCACCACCTGCTATAACTTCTTCTATAACATTTTCTCTAAAGTAAGGTCTTCTTTTTAATGACCTTAATTCTGTTCTAGACATTTTATGTCTCTCAATAACATATTGTGCTTGATTTATATTTGTAGAATCAGGGTCTGGGTAAAAGTTCCAAACAGAAACATTATTAACTTGAGGTATTGTTTTAAATATAGGATTGTATTCACCTTCCTCATCCCAATTAGGATACTCTTTATCTATTGCAAAAGGACCTTTCATTACTCCTGTGCCAAATAGAGCCATTTCAAAAGCAGTGCTTCTTAAATGCTTATTAGCATCAGATTCTTGCAGTTGGTCTACTATTTGCTTTTCCATAGATTTAGCTGCTATCATAGCAGGACTAAATGTTACTGACGAAGGAGTTTTTCCAGCTTCTTCTTTAAGGTTTTCAATACTGCCCAAATCTTCTGACAAAGGACCAAGCCTGTCTTGTAAATTTTGTGCAGTAGCTCCTTTAGGTAAATCATTCCCATCTCCACTGTAACCATAAGGTGATTGTGCTTCACTAGGTTGATTACGTAATTCTTCAGGTTCTTTAGGGTCAAACGATACATCTTTTGCAACTCCTTCAGGTAATTCGGTTGGCTCTATGCTTATAGGAAATTTATTTCCTGCAAATAAAACATCAACAATTTGTCCATAAGCTGCTAATGTTTTAGTTTTAGTTATCTTTATAAATACTCTAGATTTTTCTGCTTCAGTAAATTGAACATCAGGACCATATAAACCTCTGTAGTTTCTGTAGGCTCTAACCCATCTTAGTTCATCTTCATATCTATAATCTTCTGATTTTTTAAAACTACTCATTACATGGTCAACTATATTGCTAACTTTGTAATCTGTCTGTTCTGTTTCGTCAGAGTCTTCTAAAGCAATAGCTTCATCTTCAATATTTATTTCTTCTTCTGCCATATTAATATCCAAAGGTTGAGTCTGCTACAGGCATATTACTTTTTGGTCTGCCCATAGGTTCATAGTCAAATATGCTAAATCTTGGTCTTGTCATTATACCATATCTTAATGCATCATACAAGTGGTCTTCTGCTTTTGTGTCCACATCTTCAGGGTTCTTTTTATCTAGAGGTATAGCAGGTAACTGTGAGATTGTTTCTGTGCAAGTGTTAAAGAATACCATTCTTGGTTCTTCAGTAAACTCATCAACTTGTAATCTTCTATGTATTTCATTTTTACCTGATACCCTACTTCCTTTACTTCTATCTGATGGTCTAAATCTACATCCCCTTTGTATCATTTGTTCTGCTAAACTAGGTCCTGTATCTCCACGTTTATGCCACAAAGAACTATCTAATACCCCATACTTCATGTTACCATCTTCAGATTCTAAATCTAGTATCATATCTGCCAAATCTGTGGCAAGGACTTTAGAAACATACAACTCTCTATATACAACAAGTTGCTCATCTGGACTAACAGCAAACCACAACACAGCACTATAAGAGCCATAACCATAATCACAAGACCTAAACTTAACCCAATTTCTTGGAATGTC